ATGCTCCGCACGCTGGTTTCGCGGATCAAGCGACTCCCGATGGCGTTCATCGTGACGCACCAAGTGTACCCGAACGTTGACATCAAGAACGGCCAAGGCGCTTGGATCGTGAACAACGCGATCAAGTACTCGGCATCTCAGATCTTCCTGATCACGAACGGTCGTCTCAAGGAAGAAGGCGAGACCACTGGTATCCGCATGAAGGTCGAGGCGTACAAGTCGCGCTTCGCTCGTCTGGGCACCAAGGTCGAAGTCGAGGTCCCGTACACCGAGGGCATGAGCAAGTACTCCGGCTTGTTGGAGCTGCTTGAGGATAACAAGATCATCACAGGTGGTCCATGGAAGACGCTGAATCTTCCAGGTCAGGAACCGATCAAGTTCCAGGCACGACACCTCGATGAGGAGTTGTTCAAGAAGATCATGTCGCACCCAATCATCGCTGATGAGGAGCGCACGGTTCTCGAGCTGATGAACACAACGGTGGAAAAGCTGGAAGACGGACCAGACACCGAAGAAGCTACCGTCGAAACCCCAAAGCCGAAGCGTGGACGGAAGGCCGTCGCCGCTGAGGATGAAACCCCAGAAGGAACATGAACATGATGCAAGTTGAAATCACCATCGCCCCGGTCATCGGCGGCTTCGTCGTCACGTACCCACGTGCTGACGCGAACGGCGACCTGGAATTCGTCCAGGAAGTCGCCACTACATCGGGCAAGGCGGTTCGCATCGCCAAGGCCGCTGTTGAGGCGTTCAGCCTCGTCAAGAAGGACGACGCCGCCGAGGCGTGATCCTTGGGCTCAGGCCCTTTACGAGCGGGTGTTGTTACAATTGATCTTTCAGTTGTAACGCACCCAGTTTGGTCTCTAGGAGAAGCACAATGAAGACGAATGGCAAGCGCCTGCCGAAGACAGGCAAGACCTACCCTGAACAGAGCCAGCGTCAAGCGCTGCGTTCCCTGCGTCGTGCCCAAGGCGGTCCAGGTCTCACCACTGGTAAGGATCCAGTGGCACGGGCGGCGTAATGCGGCTCAATCCGTTCTCTCTCGGCACGACGTACGAGGAGATCTCGCCGCAACTCATGCCGTTCTACGAGCAGTGGGAGCAAGAGATCGCGAACGCCGAGCCGATCTTCAAGATCGAGGGTGAGCGGATCGAGAAGCTGGCGCGTGATCTGCCGCACCACCAGGTTTTCTACGCCCAGCGAGCCCAAGAAGTTCGCGCGGCCGTGAAGTGGCTTGAGATCATGAAGGCGCAGAAAGAAGCGCGGCACATCAAGAACTACAACAACTCACCACGTGCGCTTGCCGCCCGTGAGCAGAGCGCGTACATTCAGGGTGAGAAGGACATCGTTGAGATGAACCAGCTGATCGTGAACACCGCGCTGGTGCAGCAGCAATTTGAAGAGATCGTCGAGGCCGTCAAGCAGATGGGCTGGATGATCGGGAACATCACCAAGCTCCGCGTTGCGGAGATGCAGGACGCGGTCATCTAATGCCACACACCATCACCTCACCCACCCCGTCATCACCGAACCCACAGAACGGCCACGCAAATCCGTACGGGTACAATCCAAACACGTACACGATTGGGAATGGGATCAACGGTCTCGGTGGCGGGTACGTCACCTCCCCGGCGAATGGGCACGGGAACATTACGGTTGCCGGCAGCGGGCCGTACGGTGCGATCACCATCAGCCCGCCGCGCCAGATCATGACCCTGAAGTGGATCGGCGACGCGTTGCAGACGATTCTGACGGGCGAAGAGAACAACCAGTTCGTGAATCTCGAGCTGACGCCAGAGCGCGACATCACGCCGCTCGAGCAGCTTCGCATCACGCTGTTGATCACCTCAATCTCGTCTGGTGGCCTGCCATCATGCACGGCGCTGATGTCGTACGTTCGTCAGCATCACCTTGAGCGGCACTTCAAGTTCTCCGTAGCATGATCACATCGAACGGCTGGTCCTTTGAGCGCCGTATCGGCATTGGTGATCGCGAGCATGTGCGACATCTACTGCTGAACGTCGGCTTCTTCTGCCACACCGATCTCGGTGAGCAGCTCAAAGGGGCGGTCGCCGCGGCGAACACGCTCGGCATGATGCTGAGGGTTCACCTGAATGTCGACCGTGTCACCGACATGGCCGGTGTATACGCCACCATGCATCAGAACGCGTGGCACCAGATTGAGTCCTGGCGGTCCCTAGACCGTCCGGCCTTTGACACGATGTTCAAGAAGCTCGATCTGCTGATCATGGGTGGTGGGCAGACCCTGGTTGCCGCTGAGGTCTACATCGGGCTGCTCGATGAATGGAAGCGCCATAATGGCCGGTTCCTTGAAGGGAACTTCGCGCGCTCCAGCGATGCCGAGCTGGCGGCGAAGTACCCTGAAATGTACCCTGATTCCACCAAGTACTGGGAGGCTTGGAACGCATGAAAGCCGCAAGCATTTGGGTGCGCGACGAGGTCTGGATGACCGTGCAAGGTCTCGACCCAGCTGATCACACGTTCCTGTGGAACAAGTTCGCCGTTGAGGTTGAGGGATCGTTCTTCATGCCAGCGCGGAAGCTTGGGCGTTGGGACGGCAAGATCCGGTTCTTCGACAAGACGGGCAAGGTGTTCCTGCGGTTCATCGACGAGATCGCGATGTACCTCGACAAGTGGGGCTACGAGGTCACGCTGCATGATCTACGCCGTCCACTCCCGCTCTGCGTCGGGCGGCTGAACACCGAGTGGTTCGCTGGAAAGTCTGAGCTCCCAATTCACCTGCGCGACTATCAAGTCGAAGCGGTGAACAGCGCGCTGAACGCTGGCTCTGGCATGGTGATTGCAGCCACTGGCGCGGGCAAGACGCTGATGGTTGCAGGCATGTGCGACGTGCTGGGTCAAGAAGGTTTCCGCTGCATCGTGGTGGTGCCATCGTCCGATCTGGTGGATCAGACCTCGAACACCTTCAAGCTTGCTGGCATCGAGCACGGGATCTACTCGGGCGCCAAGAAGATCTTGGACTCGCCGCACGTGATCGCGACCTGGCAGGCGCTGCAGAACAACCCACAGGTCATGCACGACTTCCAGTGCGTGATCGTTGACGAGGCGCACGGTGCGTCGGCGAAGACGATCGGCGATCTGATCACCGAGCATGGCAAGCACATTGGGTACCGCTTCGGCTTCACTGGCACCATGCCGAAGGCGAAGACCGATCAGTACACGCTGCGTGGCTCGATCGGCGAGATCCTGTACGAGATCAGCGCGGCCGATCTGATCAAGATGGGTCACCTTGCCGATCTGGAGATTGAACCGATCGAGCTGCAAGAGAAAGCGGAAGAGGACTTCCCCGACTACGGTGCGGAGAAGGCGTACACCGCAAGGCAGCCTGATCGCCTGGACTTCCTGGCCGATCTGATCATTGATCGCGCGGCGAAGCACGGGAACACGCTGGTGCTGGTGAACACGATCAAGCAGGGTCAGCAGCTTCAGAAACTGATCAAGGACTCCGTGTTCCTGCAAGGCGCGACCGAGAACGACATCCGCGCTGAGTGGTACAGCCTGTTCGAAAGCCGCGATGACCTGATCGTGATCGCAACGGTCGGCATTGCGGCGGTCGGCATCTCGATCGATCGCGTGTTCCACTTGATGTTGATCGACGCTGGCAAGTCGTTCATCAAGTGCATTCAGTCCATCGGTCGCGGTCTCCGCAAGGGTCGTGACAAGGACTTCGTGCACGTGTCCGACGTGTACACCTCGCTGAAGTGGGGCAAGAAGCACGCTCGTGAACGCGCAAAGTACTACAAGGCAGCGGGCTACCCGCTGCTCAAGCTGTTGAAGGTGAAGCTATGATCTTTGAATGTAGGCCAGATATGGCGGACGCCATTTCCGTCGTGTTCCATCACGAGGACATCCCGTACATCCATGGTCTTGGGCCAGGATGCATTGCCATTGAGGTGGATAAGAAGCATGAAAAGCGCGCTCGTACCGCGTTGGCACAATGGAAGCGGGCAATCGACGCCCTGAACTCACAGGCAGAACTATGATCATCCTAAACGAAGTGAACAAGCCGTACATCATCGAGACGCTCACTCAGCCTCTCCCGCTGCGGCACCACTGGATCTTCAACGCGCAGCAGTTGGACTTCGAGCTGAATGAGATCACGTACCTCGAGGAAACCGTCGGGCCAACGATCACGCTGCTCATCGACGACACCGAGGTCCGCGTGCCTGGTGCGTGGAACGTGCTGATCGTTGACATGGAGACGTACACGATCGACGCGGTCCCCGTTACCGCTTGCGCCGCGTTCGAGCATCGCGCGTTCGTGTTCTCGCCGACCGACAGCAAGCTCATTACCGCTGGCGTGCGCGTCACGTCGTGGGATCCAAAGGGATCTTGCATCTACCCAGCAATGGACAAGGCACAAGCCCTGGTTCACGCGATCACACCTGGTGTTTCACATGGGAAAACGATGCCGCGAGGTGTGATCGTTGGGCCGAGCGACCTCTGGCGGTGGGTAGGTGGAAAGACCGTGGGCGACGTTCTCGGCTGACCGACCGCGATAAATAGGCTTCACACACAGGAGCCTATCATGAGTACCGCTTTCGACGCCGCAGTCAATCACGCCATGCTTTACGAAGTTGGCGGTCATTGGAACCTTGAGACACCTGGAGTGGCAGAGGGTCTGATTGGCACCAAGGAACAGCGCAAGGCGGTTGGGTACGTGAATGACCCGCTCGACATGGGCGGTGAAACCAAGTTCGGTGTTGCGAAGAACGCGAACCCAGACCTGAACATCAGCACCCTGACATGGGACGCCGCCAAGCGCGTTTACGAGCGTCGGTACTGGATGGCGTCAAACAGCGACGACATCGACGCCGCTGGCATGCCGCGCCTTGCAGTGCTGCACTTTGACGGTGCGGTGAATCACGGCGTTGGCCGTGCTGCAAAGTTCCTGCAACGAGCCGTTGGTGCAACGCCAGACGGTGACATCGGCCCGGCCACATTGGCCGCGGTCGCGAACGGCGATGAGCTCGCGATCTGCAACACGATCTGCGACCTGCGCGAGAAGTTCTATCGCGACATCGTCGCGAACAAGCCGGAGCAGGCCCGCTTCCTGAAGGGCTGGCTCCGCCGCATCACCGAGATGCGCGCTTTTGTGACTGACCCTACCAAGCAATTTTGATGTAGTGTCCCGGTCCTAGGCCGAACTTGTAACCTTTCAACCTAGTTGTTACAATTACTTGTAACGGCGGCAACAACTGTCTCCAAAAAGTCCACATGAATCTGAACAACATGCACGTTATCAAGCGCGATGGATCACGGGTCCCGTTCGACCTCTCCAAATGGCAAGCGCAGATCGCAAAGGTCTGCGTTGGTGTCCCAGACGTCTCACCGTCAATGATCGAAATCGCGGCCCAAGCGCACTTCCGAGATGACATGACGACGCGCGAGTTGGATGAAATCGCCCTACGGTCGATGGTGAACCTGATTGATGAGGAAGAGAACCCAGACACTGGGAACGTGAACTACCAGTACGTCGCCGGCAAGCAGCGACTCACGATGCTGCGTAAGGACGTGTTCGGTGACTACACCCCGCCACCGCTATTCTCGATCGTGAAGCAGAACATCGAGCATGGGCTGTACACGCCTGAGCTGCTCGAGTGGTACACCGAGGACGAGTGGAACCAGCTCGATCGGTACATCGATCACGACAAGGACGAAGCGCTGCCGTACGCCGCGGTTGAGCAGCTCATTGAGAAGTACCTGGTGCGCAATCGCGCAACTGGGCTGATGGTGGAGTCACCACAGATTCGGTACATGATCGCCGCGGCAACCGCGTTCCATGCGGAGAAGAAGGACCGCCTGAAGTATGTGCGCGACTTCTACATCTCGGCCTCTGACGGGCTGTTCACGCTCGCCACCCCAGTGCTGGCCGGCCTCGGCACCAAGACCAAGCAGTTCAGCTCATGCGTGCTGCTGAAGACCAACGACTCGCTGAAGAGCATCTTCGCCACTGGCGAGGTCATGGCCGACTACGCGTCGAAGCGCGCTGGCATCGGTCTCGACATCGGCCGCATGCGCCCACTCGGCGCTGCCATTCGTGGTGGCGAGGTCATGCACACCGGCATCCTGCCGTTCCTGAAGAAGTGGTTCGCTGATCTGCGTTCATGCTCACAGGGCGGCGTGCGGAACGCCTCAGCAACCGTGAACCTGCCAATCTGGCACTACCAGTTCGATGACTTCATCGTGCTGAAGAACAACAAGGGCGTGGAGGAGACGCGCGTACGGCAGCTCGATTACTGCGTGGTGATGAACGCGATGTTCTGGCGTCGGTTCAAGAACAAGGGCGTGATCACGTTCTTCGATCCGAACCAAGTGCCCGAGCTGTACGAAGCGTTCTACCGCGACAGCGCGGAGTTCGAGAAGCTGTACGTGAAGTACGAGAAGCGCAAGGACCTGCGCACCAAGGTCTTGCCTGCGGAAGAGGTCATCAAGACCATGCTGCTGTTGGAGCGTGGCGAGACCGGTCGGTACTACCTGCTGAACATCGACAACGTGATGAATCAAGGCCCGTTCAACGCGGCACATCACACGATCTACCAGACGAATCTCTGCACCGAGATCATGCTCCCAACCAAGTCCTTCGAGCGCGTCGAAGACGAGGAAGGGCGCATTGCGCTGTGCACGCTGGGTTCGATGAACTGGGGCATGTTCCGCCATCCAGACGACATGCGCCGCGCCTGCCGCATTCTGCTCCGCGCGCTGCACAACCTGCTGCAGTACCAAGACTTCCTGTCGATCCAGTCGAAGCTCAGCAATGACGAGATCGAACCGATCGGCATTGGCATCACGAATCTCGCGTACTGGCACGCGAAGCGGAAGCTGAAGTACGGTGAAGAGGAAGCGCTTGCTGAGGTGAAGCGCTGGATGGAACACCAAGCGTTCTACCTGACCGAGGCGTCGTGTGAGCTCGCCAAGGAGAAGGGCGCTTGCAAGGACAGCGCCAAGACATTCTACGGCCAAGGGATCTTCCCTTGGGAGCGTCGTGCGAAGGGCGTGAACGAGCTGACGGACTTCACACCGAATCCAGAGCTGCCATGGGAGATCCTCCGCGCAGACCTGCTGAAGTACGGCATTCGGAATGCGACACTGATGGCGATCGCGCCAGTGGAGTCCTCGTCAGTCGTGCTGAACTCGACGAACGGCGTGAACTTCCTGAAGCAGCTGATCGTCGTTAAGGAGTCCAAGGCTGGTGCGTTCGTGCAGGTCGCACCAGAGTACCGGAAGCTCAAGGATCACTACCAACTGCTGTGGGACCAGCCCGACTGCATCGAGTACATCAAGACCGTTGCGGTGCTGCAGGTGTACGTTGATCAGGGCATCTCGGCCGACACGTTCTACAGCGGCAAGTTCTTCCGCTCGGCCGATCCAGAATTGGACGGCAAGGTCCCAGTTACGCTGGTCGCGAAGAACCTGATGCTGGCGCACAAGTGGGGCGTGAAGTCGTTCTACTACGATCTGCGAGACAAGCAGAGCTCGCGTGAGATGACTAAGGATCCGAACGTTGCCCTTGAGCCGGATCCATTGAACCTTGAACAAGCTGAAGAAGAATACTGCGAAAGCTGCGTACTATGAGCGAATCCTACGACTTCACCAAGCGCCCCGATTACACCAAGCGCCAGATGTTTCTGGACCCAGCTGGTCCAGTGACGATCCAGCGGTACGACGAATTCGCGTACCCGTTCATTCGGAAGTTCGTTCAGACCCAGAAGGGCTTCTTCTGGACCCCTGATGAGATCACCCTCGTCAAGGACAAGAATGACTTCAAGGAGGCGAACGAGGCGGTGCGGCACATCTTCACCAGCAATCTGCTTCGCCAGACCGCGCTGGACTCGATTCAGGGCCGCGCTCCTGAGCAGGTCTTCAAGCCAGTGTGCTCAGTGCCAGAGCTCGAGGCGCTCGTGCAGTGGTGGTCGTCGTTCGAGCAGATCCACAGCGAAGCGTACTCACACATCATTCGGAACATCTACAACGTTCCGTCCGATGAGTTCAACCGCATTCACGACACGACTGAGATCGTGGAGATGGCGGCGCACATCGGGAAGTACTACGATGATCTGCACCTGCTGAACAGTCGAAAGGTGGTTGGTCAGGAGGTCACCGAGGCTGAGCACATTAAGGCGATCTGGCTCGCGCTGAACGCATCGTACGCGCTCGAGGCGATTCGGTTCATGGTCTCGTTCGCCACCAGCCTCGGCATGGTCGAGAACAAGATCTTCATCGGGAACGGGAACGAGATCGCGCTGATTCTGCAAGATGAGCTGCTGCACACCGACTGGACCGCGCAGATCATCAACAGGGTCGTCAAGGACGATCCACGGTTCCGCAAGGCGCAGGCCGAGTGCAAGGACGAAGTGTACAAGATGTACATGGACGTGATCAACGAGGAGAAGGCTTGGGCCGACTACCTGTTCAAGAAGGGCACCGTGATCGGGCTGAATGCCGCCGTGATGAAGTCGTTCGTTGACTTCATGGCACAGGAACGGCTGAAGCAGATCGGCCTGAAGTACGACGGTGGCGTCAAGAGCACCCCGCTTCCGTGGTTCAACAAGCACCTGAACACATCCAAGAAACAGACCGCGCTCCAAGAGAACGAGAGCGTGGCGTACGTGATTGGCGCAATGACATCAACCGTCAGCTACGACGACCTACCAGACATTTGAAAGGGAAACATGCACACCGTTTACTCCAAGCCAGACTGCCCATTCTGCGACCAAGCGAAGGCGCTCCTCAAACAGAAGGGCCTGCCGTACAGCGAGGTCATTCTCGACGTCGGTCAGCCGAAGCTCGACGGCATCTCGTACATCTCTCGGGATGACCTGCTCGCAAGGTTCCCAACGGCGCGAACAATGCCACAGATCTCGTGGAACACGGACAACACGTCAGTCGCGATCGGTGGGTACACCGAGCTGCGTGAGAGACTCCGGTGATTCAGCGGCATCTTGATCAGGCGCACCGGACGATCAGCACTTGGGCGTTCAAGCTCATCGTGCTGCATCACCTGTCGGTGGGGGCGTCGCTGTCGGTGATCAGGATGCAGGATGTCGAGGCCAAGATCATGCAGGACATTGCTGACGGCGCCTCCCTCAGTGACACGATCCAGGGGTACAGCGACGAGCTGATCGCCTGGTCTGGACTCACCGACATCACGTACGGCGAGGTCGCTCGGCGCATGAAGCTCGCGGTTGAGACCACCGATTACTTTGCACCGTCCCTGTCCGGGCTGATCCGACCAGACTACGATCTGCTCAAGTTCTTCGATCACGCCCGGCTGGTCGACAACGGCTTTGCCGCCGCCTGGAGCAAGGAAGACCGCACTGAGATTCTCGATGCCGCTCACACCGTTCTGGTGATCCACGCGAACACCGGCGTCGGTGATCATTTCCAACGCTCGCTGACCTACCATCGTGCCGGGTACCTGAAGCTCTCGAACTGGGATCAGGCTGAGTCGGTGATCGAGAAGGCGCGGGCGCTGCCACATCGGCTCGTGCTGTTCGCCGGATCGGCTGGCGCGAAGTACATCGGCCCAGCCATTGCCCACGGTACCGGGAAGGTCGTCATTGACGTTGGAGTGCAGATGGAGAAGTGGCTCCCGTAAGACCGGCATCCTCAAAGCGTCGGCGAATCAAGTACTCCCTTGCCGCCTCGGTGTTCGAGTGCGAAATGCCGGATTGCGGTCTGATTTTCCAGTGATAGGCCAGCGCGTCAATCGCATGGAACCTGCCGTACCTAGCAAGACCTGACATCAGGAAGTGCTCGGTGCCGGTCACCAGCGAGCCGAGATCACGCAAGGCCGTCTGCATCAGCTCCTGCACGGGACCCCGCCTCATCACGGTGAGCCAGTGCGCTCTTGGCGCCGGGCCGTCCGGCTTCCAATGATTTGCCCGCGACCAGGGCACGAACTCTGATTCGTGTTCCATACCGTGGTAGTGTGACGCCTTCCAGCGAGGGTATGCGGCCACGATCTTCGGATCTTGGAGCGCGAGAATGGCCTGATCCACCCAGCCCACGTCGAGGATCTCGTCGTCGCCATCCACCCAGCTCACATACGGCTGTACTCCAAGTCGAAACCCGTTCGCCCGGGCCTGCAAAATGTTCCCCGGCACGAACTCGGCAACGTGAACCGAGATCAGGGGGTGCTCGAGAGATCTGACGAGCTTGGTCAGATCGAAACCCTCGACCGGAATGACATGGACATCGATCATGGTGCTATTAAGGGGCGGCGGCAGCGGCATTAGCCGACAGATAGCGTTCAGGGGGCTCGATCCCTAAATAGGACTACCATCCTAGGAGCCCACTATGGCCGACGTCGCTACCCCTGCTTTCACCGCCGCCTCGGCAATTCAAACCTCCATCTTCTCAAACGCAAACGTCGTTGAAGTTTTTGGGTACAACTTGAATCTGACCGGCACCATCATTGCCGCGCTGATGCTGGGCATCCTGTTCCTGTTCTACCGCATCCAGAAGCTCGGCAAGCTGGACTTTGCTGACATGATCACCAAGGACGGCAAGTCCGTGTCGCTGACCAAGGTGTTGCAGTTGATCGGTGGGGTCACCGCAACGTGGATCATGATCAAGCTCACCGTAACTGGTGGGTTGACTGAGGCGCTGTTCGGCCTGTACCTCACGTACGTTGGTGCGATCGAGGGGTATTCGAAGTTCGTCGCCGCAAAGTACAACTACAGTGAGAAGTCGGTGAAGGACGTGGCAGACGAAGCGAAGCCACCGAAGGAATAAGCAATGCAAATCAACTTCCGCCAAGGACTGATCTCGTTTCAGTCTGACTCAGGCAACCCAGTGTATCTCCAGCCGTCGGCCACGGCTGGCTTTGTGTCGCACATCATCTCCCCGACCCCAACGCTCGCGACGTTCGCACACGGCGGCTCCGATTACTTGGTGAAGTTCGACAGCACGGTGGCAAATGCCTGGCAGATCACCGCTCCGATCACGACGTACCTGTACTGGGACATCGATCAGCTTACCGCCGCGGTCACCCGTGGTACCACGATCCCGATCCCGATCCAGTCACCAAACGCGCCACCGGCGCCTGTTGACGACCAGCACTGGTTCGATCTGACGGAGAACGTCACCAAGGTCTGGAGTACCGCTCGGAACCGCTGGATGACGAAGATCCGCCTGTTCGCAGGACACGTGATCGGCGGGAACACTAACGCGATCGTGCAGTTCTCGTCTGGCTCGCAGATCAACTTGAACACCCCATCGAATCC